GACCATCAGTGCCACCAAATCGTGTCCGTAGGAAGTTCCTCAGAAGCACAAGATCAACCGTGGTTCTCGATTGGGCAAGTTTTTCAAGCTCATCCCATGCAGTTGAGCCTGGCAAGGTCATCATATTCTGAATCATAAGGATTTTAAGGACATCTCGCAGTGGTGGGGAAGAATCAACAGGGCGAACCCATTTTCCAACTGCCTTATCGCTAGTTCTGTTTCCGAGGAAAGGGGTGTAAGGGCCCCTCGTTGTCGGGCACTTCTCCGAGTCAGTAACAGGACTGATACAGACAACCTCACCTTCTCCACTCAAGTCTTGGTAACCCTGTGGGAGGGTCACTATTTTCCCAGATGACAACGGGTGGAGGTTGGTTACTCCGTGTAAATCACCTACTCCCCAAGCCTTTCTAAGTTTTTGCAACATATGGAAACTATTCACTGGGTTATGGATACTCATAATCTCTTTATTGATCTTGAATACTAACATACACCTTCGAATCGCGTGCCGGATATATGCAAGATCCGAGTTGATTGAGATCCGGGCTAGGTTCGTGCCAGCCTGTTTAGTGAGGTTGAGGAGGGTTCGGGTATTGGTGAACCTCTTGGTGAGCCCATCAAGAACACCAATTGGAGAACACTTGTAGAGATCGTGACCGACTTTGGGGTAAAAGGGTTGGAATGACCCTATCCAGTGAAACAGTGACCCGCGTATATCTTCATTTGCTATTGTCTTTAGTTCAACCAAATCCCTATTTTTGACAAGATCTAACAAGACTGGTGTCACCTCAGATGCAACAACTGTAGACGGTGGAGATGGGGTGTCGAACGGGAGTGAGTATGGGTCAAGGATTAAGCCACGTGGCTCTGGTGTTTTCTTGAAGAACCAACCCTTCTCTAGACATGACAGGTACTCTTTGACACCAGGTACACCCTTCAGGAACAACAGCCCGGCCAGGCTCGAAGCAAGCGGATCCGAGTGGCCTCTGTAAAGAAACTCTAGAGGAGAGGAGATTGGTAACCCTCCTAAATTTCCGGGGATTGTGCACAGAAGGTCAAGGACAACTTGTTCTACCTTGGTGTCTCCTCCTGATAGCAGCCGTAACTCGTCACGAAGCATAGTTTTATGGAACATTGAGCGGTTAATTCCGCGCCGGATTGTTAAGCTCTCTATGAACTTACATAAAGCTAAACAAGGTATAGAAACATTACTCTTCTCCGTAGCAGCTGTTCCCCCTGAAGCCACTGTAGCCACCATCTCATACGTGCTAGGTGAGTCTGAGGTCGTAGTAGGAAATATTCGGGAGATGAACTTGGGAAGCGATGGTATGTATACCCCGTCAATGTATATCTCCTTCCCGTACGAGAAGAAACTAGTTGAGCAGATACACTCTTCCGGTTTGATTTCGTGTCCGACCTGTGCTGCAGTGACGTTTAGCCTGTGCAGGATCTCGTGCTCAAGTTTCCGGATATAGGCTTGGATGTCCTCTTGTTCGACCCCATCAGGGATATAGATTGAGAACGTGTACACCTGGTTGTCGCCCTGACCACTCTGGATGAATGGTATTCCTAGGTCCCATATTGCTTGGTGTCCGAGTGCACTTGTGCAACAGGTCCATACCCCCTGGGTAATCCCCTCAAAACCTCTATTGTGTCTCGACCAGGCACTATCAAGATACATCTCACCGTTCATGACAGCCTCACGTGTTCTCTTACTCAAACCTTCAGGCGGGTAGTCCCCACTATCCAAAACGACCAAACACTCGTCAAAGAAGTTGTGTGCAGTCGTATATATCCTCTCTTGACCATATATCTGGTTTAGTCGGTTCCCCACTGGGTCATTGTTCTCGGCACAGAAGTGGAGGTTCCATGAACTGTAATCTATCTCAACTGTTAAGCGTACCCACCTGTCACTGTTCGGCTTAGTTAAGGCCAGGAATCTATTGAGAAGCTCCTGTCTGTTAAGGGTCATGGTCTGTTCATCAATGTACTTAAATACTCCTTCTTTGAGGTTCTTCTCCGATAGAACAAAGAAAGATCTCATTTCCAGTACCATCTTGGCAAACATTCGAGGGTCAAGCTTCATCTCTCTCTCTTTTGGACTAACAGAAACTATCTTCCAATCAAAGGGAATATCTCCAGCTTGGACACGCTTGACAATCTCTGACATATCCAGTTTCTCCTTTACAAGTAACTGCTCGAGTACCCTTTTAGATCCAGTAGGCTTTGGAGGATTGTAGTCCAGTTTACCAAACCAAGGTGCATCAAATTCAGATCTGGGGTTAGACAGTGCTTTATCAGAAATAAGATCAAGAATGTCTGCTCCCATGTCAAATGCTATATGGGGTTTGAAAGTTGCCCACTCCCAATCCTCTGGATCGTATTGGGTGAATCCAAACGCAAGGGTGGGATGCTGTTTCCGGTAGAGTTCTTCGAGACGACTGACCCTCCCTCCAGGGATTGGGGTGAACTCAATTGGGGGCCACTCGGATTTCTTGGCTAAGTATCCTTTAGTGTAGAGGTGACAAAAGCTATGACCAAGGGATTGACAGGCGGCATATTCTAACTTGTCTGGTGCATGTACAATCGACTGGACTTTCTTACAACCAGTCCTCGGGTTAACATATGGATGGCCAAGTAACTTCAAGAAGCCAAATACCTCTGCCTGCTGCTCGAGAGTACGAAGAGAGAGTAGGAATGACCACAATTCGGAGATTAAGTGGTCACTTCCAAGAGCCTGTTCCCTCAACTTGTACTTGTTGACCATCTCAAATGCTTGACCTTTTGCATCTAACCACTTTTCCACTGAGGACACCATTCTGACCTTTGCTAGTGCCTCAACCCCCTTGATTAGTTCATAACCTAGGTTACCATGACGGGTCAGTACCCTGTTCCCCCATGATACAAAAATTGACAAGTTCTCTGACAGTCCTTTCCGGGTTTTGTCAATGCAGGAGAGGCACTCAATGAGGAACCTTGAGTACATCATATCCTTAAACATGAGGGCAGTGTCATAAGTTAGCACAACCCATTTCCCATCGTTATGGACTAACACGAAACGCCTACACACCCAGGTTGCTGCGATGAGATTCCACGTGGACGAAGCGGCGGCATCTACTGCCTGTTCTACCACATTTGTCCAATACAGCATATTTTTGAAAGCCTCCAGAACACGCTTGTTGCAATCTAACCGCGTGTCGAGACTAGTAATTCCTGTCAAGTCAAGGTTGATACCCTCTTCAACCCCACTTACTAGAGCTTGGATATACCCTGTCAGGAACCGAGATGAGTCAGTCAACAAGTAGTGTGCAATATCATCAGACACTCGGGATGAGGAACCTAAGCACGACAGCTCTGGAGTCATGTATGGGTTGTGTCTAATTACCGTGTCGGCTTTAGGCCCCCCGTTTATAGTCAGGAGAGCACGCACCAATCGACTGGTTTCAGTTTTTCCACTCTGTATCTCCAGGTTGATTTCAGAAAAGAACTGTTCGTACGCCGCCTCGAGAAGAGGGCTAGACAGGGTAGTTTCCGGAAGTGACATTTTAAGTTTCGAGTAACTGCGATGGAATACTGGATTCTTAGGCGGATGTCTCACTCATTTTTTCTTAATCGACTTAATAGTTAATAGGTCGGTCGAAACCCATGCACCAAGGTAGGTCAGCTGCCAACCAATCACAGTTCCATCCACCCACTCTGTGGGTTCTTCATTGGATTCAAAGACCCGGGCCCCACCTAGTAGTGCCTCCTCCATGACGGATGTATCCTTCACTGGATCTCCAACCCTATTCTTAAGGTTGTGACTCCACACAGTAAGGTCAAGGACAGCCGCACCTAGAAATGTCCCTCCTAGAGAAATCCCGACACTGCTAGTCGGGACCATTGGCACGACTCTTCCAGGTGGGAGGATCTCAAGAATCATTGAGGCCCAAAGTGTGTCATATTCAAGCCAATTACTATGCAACTTTACCTTCTTCCTAGCTATTATGGGAGAGGTTGTAGACTTGCAGGAGATCAGAGAACCAGCCCCCAGGAGGTTTCCAAGTTGGTAGTAGTGATATGACTTCCCGTGACCAGGTGGCAGTACAATATAGTCGATTGAACTCATGTTTATAGGTGAGGGGAACCGATTGACTTATCTAATGTTCCTGTTTGTATGTCTACCGTCAAGATTGAGTGTATGTATTAACCTGGGACTGAGTGTAGGATTTTCGTTGTCTCACTTAGTTTTTTCTTAATTCAAAACCATATACTACAGAGTGAGCAGATTAGCATACAGTCGAGTCACTAGGTGTTGGGACCCAGTGAGACCAAGAGGAGGAGTTGAATCCTAGCTCCCTTCATATCAGTCGAACTTAGGAGAGAGAAAAAGCACACATGACTTTGAATCAGTCTGTTATTACTCACTTGGTAACCTTTTGTGCCTTGCCTGATCGTGAAATTTGAGCTGCGAGAAGTTGGGCTAGGAGTTCCTTTATCTCCTTATTATCACGTCTTAAATCGGTTAGCTCTTTCCTATTCATTTCAAGGGCCTCGCTCATCCTGATCATAGACTGAGTGGTTTCCACTGACCGGACCGACCCTGTAGCTGATCCTGCATACTGTGATCCGCCACCCCGTCTTGCTGCCATATATTCAGATAAGCTTGGTGTCTTCCCCGGAGTGGCATCAGACCCTGAAAGAGAGGGTGGTTTCCGGGTGGCCAGTGCAGGTACTTCAGGCATGGAACTATGAGAGGACGAGGCAATAGATCCTGGCTTGGTCGGGGCTGCCTTCTTCTGTGCCTTTGATCCTGACCCTGGCTTCTGATTTCCCTTGTGTGCTTGGGCCTTCTGGCGCATAATGCTTTGGAGGTCAGACATGGTAAGTGTGATCGTGGATATTCAAGAGGAAGTTTGTTGTTTGTTTTATAACTACTCTCCTCAACGGTTGGTGTTTCCTATTGTGGTTGTCTCATTTTTCTTAATTCTCACTATAGTTATGTATCACACTGCCACAGTATTACAGATATCTGGTTAGGAACCTACAGTCCAAGCCATCAGCCGCCTTGATCGCGATGATGAATGGACTGAGTTATTTGAGAGAGGTGGAGCAATACGGGTTACCCGACCACTGTGTCCGCCCAAGCGCTGAGACAGACGCTCAGCTAGAGCATCATCCTGATGTGGAGCATGCGTGAGTGGGAAGCGGTTCGGAGATGCTACTACCTCATTAATCTCATTGTACTTAGAGTCAAGTCCCCTCTGCAGAGCACTAAACGGATCAGCAGAGGCTAGGGAGGCCAAGAACTCAATTTTCACAAGATCAGGGGGGCTAACTCGACCATACTCAATCACTTCCACGACCACGTGGAGACCTCTTACTGGTCTGTACGTAAGCCTATCGCACACCTCAGCATCCCCTATGTAGTTAGGATCACACCGCGCTGGGGGGTTGTGAACTTCAACTACAAGGTCGGTAACCCCGAAGATGCTCCGAAGAAGACGGTTTGTGACCTCAACATCCTCGACAGAGGCTGAGACACGGACGGGAGGGTCACGACCGATGTTGGTGAGGTTTGCAAGTTCTGCATCCAAATCGGTGTTTAGGAGGTAAAGCATTTGAGTCACTGCTAACCACCCAGATCTCTGCACCCGGGGATGGAGACCGGAAGATGTATCTTCTGTCACCCACGGTGCAAGTCCACTATCTACTTGGTGTTTTAGGTCTTCATATTGATCCTTATAAGATAGCAATTCCTCAATCTCTTGTTCAGTCACTAGGATAGACATAGTTAACGTATGATACTTGGATCTGGTGAGAGAAGCTTTAGTTCAATTGTTGTCTCAGTTTTTTCTTAATCTGTGTGGAATGGTATCCTCGCTTTAAGCACTGGTATTCCCCTGACCTGACAGAGTAGGTACTTCGGTGTGTGGGTTGAACTCTATAACCAACTTACGCAACTCGCTAACTGGGTCATAGAAGGCTGATGGAGACACATCACCTGTCCATCCTAGCAGACGGTGGAGTCTCTCTTCAGGGTAGGCACTGATCTGATCCAAAGCCACAAGTTTTGGACGGACCTCCCGGAGAACCCCTATCATTCTCTCAAGTTCAACTGCAGAGAGAAGAAGTGCTTCAGCAGTTTGAATGAGTGACTCCGTCGGTTGACAGGAGGTCACCAGGCATACGATACTGACCCACTCTGCAGCAATAGCAGCTACACTTTCCTCCTCGAATCTGGAGACAAGTGTGGGCCCGCCTTTCTCCCATGCAGTGTAGAGTAGAGCAAGGAGGACATCCCCCTGCGACCCGGAATTACTGAGTGAGTTGAGAGTTGAGCAGATGTCGCCACAAGATACCAGGTAGTCTGGATAATCCAACCGACCTTCATATAGCGACTGCAAAAGTCGACAAGAATGGAGACGTGAATCAACTTCAGTATAGGCAAGGGGATGTCCGGGTCTCCTCACAACAAGTGTACCCAGGAGAGTGCGATTGAATCGACTCTTCACGACTCCTAACAACTGCTGAGGTATCGGGTCGACCATTTCGTGATTAATCTGTAACCAGGTCAGAATTGCGTGTGGTTGTCTCAAGTTTTTTCTTAATACCACGCAGCAAGCACGAGAGTAAGGTTCCAGTTCAAACACTTCCGATAAGGCTTCCCTAATATTACCTGGGACAGGTTGGTTGTGAAAAACCACCCCCGCAAGTGACCCCATTACTCCGATGATGTAAAGAGGCTCAATAAGCTGTCTGCGGTCCAATCTGACGGGACCGCATCACGGGGCGGATTTGAAAATCCTAGCTCAGTAGCCAGCTGGCGAAGCCTCAACCCACGCGTTAGGGAGCTCCTTGGGTACTCGGGATGCTTGGCTAGGAAGCCGATGACGGAGGTGATCCGGGGAGTCGGGGCACTTATCTCGGT